CCGATGAGTTCGAGGCCTGCAACGGCTGCGCTGAGATCGCCCCGGGCGTCACCATCGCCCAGCAGGATCGCAAGATGTTCGGCTTCTGCTATCGCACGCTGATCGGCAACGATACGGTTGGTACGAACTATGGCTACAAGCTCCATCTGGTGTACGGTGCGCAGGCTTCTCCCTCTGAGAAGAACAACCAGACCGTGAACGACAGCCCCGAGGCTGCTACCATGAGCTGGGAGATCAGCACCACGCCTGTGGATGTTCCCAATTTCAAGCCGACCGCGCATCTGGTCATCGACTCCACCAAGACCGACAAGGCCAAGCTCGCGAAGCTGGAGGAGATGCTGTACGGCACCGATGGCGACCAGGCCACCGAACCCACGCTTCCGATGCCCGAGAAGGTCATCGAGCTGCTGAAGGCTGCCGGCTAATCCACGGTACAAGAACTTCTAAAGCGGGGCTCTCTTCACCGAGGGCTCCGCTTTCTTTAATTTTTGAAAGGAGAAAGCATCATGCTTAAGAAAACCATCGCTTATACCGACTACAACGGTACCACTCGCAAGGAGGATTTTTACTTCAACCTGACGCAGGCTGAGGTGACTGAACTGGAGGTCTCTGTTGAGGGAGGCCTGGTCGAAATGATCAACCGCATCGTTGCCGCGCAGAATGGCAAGGTCATCATTGAGACCTTCAAGGACATCATTCTGCGCGCTTACGGTGAGAAGTCTCCGGATGGCCGTCGATTCATCAAGAACCAGGAAGTCCGCGATGCCTTCGCTCAGACCGAGGCGTACAGCAACCTGTTCATGGAGCTGGCAACCGACGCTAAGGCTGCGAGCGAGTTCGTCAACGGCATCGT